GGGTAGGGTGTGGGTATCGGAACAGGAGGACGAGATGAGCACCTACGAAGTGACCGCCACCTACGAAATCGCCCGCTACGGCAGCTACGGCAAGGACGGCGGCTTCGGCTACACCATCGACGCCAAGACCAAGGCGGAAGCCATCAGCATTGCCCGCAAGCGGGTTTGGCGCGATGGGCACACCCGCCAGGATGGCGCGCTGCGGTTCACTGCGGAGAAGGTGGGGGAGTAACCCCCACACTTCTGCGGCTAATCAAGGGAAACGGTGATGGCACGAGAAAAGCGGCAATACGTGCAAGACGAAAACGGCGTGCACGTGATGTGGGGTGAATTCACCATTTGCGGCGACGCTTTTGACATAGCGGCCGTGGACGACGATGCGGAGGAATTCGTGACGGTAAAAGCACAGCCTCTGACGTGCGAAAGGTGCGTTGCTCTGGTGCTGTTTTGCCGTGGGCTGAAGGTGGCCGCATGACCCCTACCGAGTTCCACGCCGCGCTAGAAGCCCTCGGCCTCACCGCCAGGGCGTATGCGCGCCTCAGTGGCCGCCCCGTCAGCACGGTGCAGAACTGGACCCGGGCCAACAGCGTGCGAATTCCCGCCGCCGTCGCCGCGTGGCTCGCCCGCAGGCTGGCGGACCTTGAGCGCGACCCGGCGCCATAAACCCCTTGCGCGCACTCCCCGGCACCCGCTACAACCCCACGCCATGCAGCAGGACCACGCGAGACCCAAACCGCGTAACCCCGTGCAGGCCGCGCGAGGCGTGGCAATCCGCGCGCTCTTGGCACACGTCGTGGTCAGACAGAAAGCCGCTCCTATGTCCGTCGTCCAAGCCGCGCTGCCGCCCATGAAGCGCGCAACCCTCTGCAACCACCTCGCCCGCATGCGGGACGAAAAGCGCATCTCGGGGTATTCAACCGCCGAGGGTTGGGTGAGGGTGTGGTGAACATCGACGCATACTGGCCAGGATGGGACAAGCCGCCGTATTGGGTGCCGACGTGGTGGGAAGTCGTGCTGGTGGACGTGATGAAGTGGCGGGTGAGGGTGTGGTAGCTTGGCTGGTAACAGCATTCCCCAGCCGAAGAAGCGGCGAGGCCCAGGCCGCCCGTTCCAAAAGGGACAATCCGGCAATCCCAGCGGGTTGCCAGCCGGGTTTGGCGAACTGAAGGCAGCGGCGCGCGAGCACACAAAGCTTGCGCTGGGCACGTTGGCGCGGATTGCCGCAGACCAGGCCGCGTCCGAGGCTGCGCAGGTCGCCGCCGCCACCGCGCTCCTTGATCGAGGCTGGGGCAAGCCCACCCAGATGATCGGGGGCGATGCCGAGGCCGGGCCGGTCAAGACTGTGATCACGTGGGAGCGGGGTGAGTGATGCCGCGTGATGGCGAGTTGGTCTGGATCAAACTCCGCGAAGGCGAAGGCTTCTGGCAGATCGGCGCCCGCGAGGGCGGCAAATGGTGGATTTCCGGGAAGCAAAACACCGCCGAATGGTTTGACAACGTTGCTGGGTGGCAGCCTTTCCGTTGACCGCCATCCGCCGCGTAGTGATCCCCTACGCGCCCCGTCGCCAGTTCATGCCCTACCACAACCGAACGCAGCGATGGGCCGCGCTCGTGTGCCATCGGCGTTTCGGCAAGACGGTTGGGTGTTTGAACGACCAGATACGCAAGGCGGTGCAACTACCGCTACAGGACGGGCGCCTGGCCTACATCGGGCCGCAGTTGAACCAGTCCAAAGACGTGGTTTGGACCTACCTCAAGCGATACACCGAACCAATCCGCGTGGCGCAGAACGAGGCCGAGCTATCGATAGAGGTTCCCAACGCGGCGGGCAGCGTCAGCCGTATTAGCGTGTATGGTGTGGACAACCCGGACCGGCTTCGCGGCGGCTACCTGGACGACGCGTTGATGGACGAATACGCGGACATGGCGCCCAGCGTGTGGGGCGAAATCATCCGCCCAATGCTGGCGGATCGCAGGGGCAGCGCCACGTTTATCGGCACGCTCAAGGGCCGCAACCACCTCTGGCAGCTATACGACCAGCGCCGCGACGACCCCGAATGGTTCACGATGCTGGCCAAGGCGAGCGAAACCGGGATCATTCCGACCGAAGAACTCGCAGCCATGCGAGCCGACATGACCCCGGAGGAATACGAGCAGGAAATGGAGTGCAACCCCGACGCGGCCATCCGGGGCGCGTATTGGGGCAAGGAGTTGGCGCAGGCCGAGGCGCAGGGGCGCATGGTGCCGATCGACGCCGCAGACGGGCCGGTTCACCGCGTGTGGGATCTGGGCGTGGGCGACAGCACCGCGATATGGTGGTGGCAGGCGGTGGGCTCGGAAATCCGCGTGCTCGACTTCTACTAGAACCACGGGTTTGGGCTGGATCACTACGCGGCGGTCATCCGGTCGAAGCCATGGGCGCATGGGGATGATTGGGTGCCGCACGACGCCAAGGTGCGCGAGTTGGGCACGGGGCGCACGCGGATTGAGACGATGGTTTCGCTGGGCCTCAAGCCGCGCCTGGTGCCCGCGCACACGGTGGAAGACGGTATCAACGCGGTGCGCGTGCTCATCCCGCGCATGTGGTTCAACACGCCGGAGACGCGGGACGGGGTGGAGGGGTTGAAGCAGTATCGCGCGGACTATGATGAGAAGACGCGGGCGTTCAAGGATAAGCCCCGGCACGACTGGACCAGCCACCGCGCGGACGCCGCACGCTACCTCGCCATGGCCTACCGCGAGCTTGTGCCGCGTGCCGTGCCGCCGCCCCCGCGCTTTCTGTCCGTTGGATCGCTCAACGCGGTGACGATGGAAGACCTGTGGCCGAAGCCGCAGCCGGTGCAGAGGCGGAGGGTTTAGGCTTCCGGGGGCAAAATGTGTGGCCCCACGCTCCCTATGCCGCTGTCAAACGCTGGCGGGGCGCCGCATGTGGGGCATTTGTAATCGCCCACGCGGCTACCAAGCGCGGGCTTGTCGCCAATCCAATCGAGATGGTCCGGGTGTGTGATGCCGCCGCTGATGTCCCTGTTGAACGTCGCGATTACGTGCCCGTTCTTGCATACCCAGCGGGCGCCTTTGGGTATCATCATCATCCCATCCTCCTGTCAGGCGCTGCGGGCCGGGCCAGAACTACCCGGCCTTACACGTTGCGCGAACGCGCCGCGCTTCTGATCCGCCGCAGCACCAACACCCTACCACATCCCGTTAGCCCAAAAAGCCCAAACAGCACGCGCGGGGCGCAGAACGGGGTAAAACGTCGCCATGTCCGATTTCACCGGCCCCCAGCCGCCCAACGTTGAGATTGGCCCTGAGGCGGATGTGACCCCGCACGCCTCCATGCCTGTGCTTGGCCCAGCGCTGCCCGTGGTGCCGCAGGAGATCACGCCAGAACCCGACCTTTACCCGCGCGTGCGCCACGGCGTGCGGCCCGGCGTGGTGCGCTACTCGTGACCACCAGCCCGGACAGCGTGACCTACCCGACCGTCGGCTATGGCGTGGTCGGCTACACGCTCGATGGCACGGGGTTCAAGAACTACATCACATTGGACGCGAGCGACACGGGCGCCCCCGTGGTGGTGCAGGCGCGGGGGCTGGACGACAACATCGACATTGCGCTGTCGCCCAAGGGCACGGGCGGTTACATCATCGGGAACAACTGGCCGCAGTGGTGGGTGATTTCGGGCAGCGCCACGTATCCCACGATCACGGTTGACGGCGCGCTGGCCGACATCGACGCGAAAGTTTACGGCAAGGGCGAGGGCTACCTTAACACCACGAAGCTGTTCATCGGCTCGGCTGCGGTGAGGCCACTGATCGACCCGAAAACGACCGTCTACATGCGGACCACGACAAACCTGTATGGCTCCGGGTGGTCGGCGTGGTCGGCGACCGGCAACTTTACCGGCACGATCACATCCAGCCTCAGCGGGCTTTATCTGATTGGCGTTGACGCGGACACGGTGAACGCGACTGGTCAGGGTATCGACATCCTGCGCGTCTACAGCGTCCAGACGGGCGGCACGGGCGCGCGGGTGGGGCTGTCCAGTTCCCACATCATCAGCAGCGCCGTATCCGTGCAGGATAACCAATTCCACGTCGGCTTGTTCGGCTCCTACCGCGCCGAGGCTGCGATGGGAGGCCAGGCGAACAACCCGCGCGGCAATATCTTCGGGTTCAACACCATCGGCGGGTTGCGGCGCGGTGCGCAGTCGAACGTCAATTCCGTGGTCGGCGCGGAGATCAACACGTTCATTGACCTCTACACCCCGCCGCTCTGGCACATCACGATGCAGCTTGTGCCGGGTGGTGACATCACGACGACAACGCATGCGGGGCGCGGTTCGCATATCGACACGGCGCTGGCCATCGCTGAGGTTGCGACCGCGACGGCGCAGTATCGCACCGGGATTACGTTCGGCGCGCCTAATGGCACATGGGCGTTTGCGACGGACTCGCAGCTCATCACCACGCTGCCCACGGCGCTCGCGGGCGGCGGCGGCTCCTACGTGGCGGCGGACGGGATCGCGTGGAAGGACATCACCTTCGGGCGCGTCTACTACGAGTTCGCCAACGCCAGCCTTGACAGCGACGGCAACAGCGGCGCGCAGGTGGCCGGGGGCGTGACGCTTCAGGCGAGGGACGGCGTGTATGCCAAGACTGCGGTCGTGGCGTCTTGGACGGTCATCGACGGCGGCTTGTTCTCCGGCAGCGGCGCCGCGCCGACGCTGGTTGTGGACGATCCCCCATCGTCTGGCACCACGGCCACGGCGGCCATTGCGACGTGTGGCGCAGGGCGCGTGCAGGACATCCCGGCAGGCGGATCGGGCTACGCGGTTGACAACATCCTGACAGTGGTTGGCGGCACCGGCACGGCGACAACGCTGCGGGTGCGGGGCGTTGACGCCAACGGCGCGGTGACTGCGGCGGTTATCGAAAGCGCGGGTTCCTACAGCGTCCGACCTGGCACCGGGGCGACCACCACGGGCGGCGCGGGCACGGGATGCACGGTGTCGCTGTCGTGGACGGTGTTGACCATCACCAACAGCGGGGCGGGCACGAACTATCCTCAGTATCCCGCGCCGAAGATCCGGTTTAGCGGCGGCACGGTGTTCCGCAAGCTTGTGGCGAAAGTGGCGATGACGGCGACGCAAACCACGCTCAAGTTGAACAACGGCAAGATAAACGTGACAGGCATCCCCACGAGTGCCGTTGGCCTCAACAGTGGCGACATCTACAGCAACGCGGGCATTCTGACGGTGGTGCCGTGAAGGTTGACCTTCCTCCCGAGGTTTGGGCTGCGGTTCATGGCCTTCTGCTGGAAGCCGCCGTCCCACTGCGCGTGGGCATCCCCGTGCTGAAACAGTTTGAGGCGGCGCTGAAAGAAGCCCGCGAGGAGAAGCCGGAATGAACAACCCGTTTACCCTGCCCACCGTCAACAGCACCCTTGCGGCGACCACCACGAGTGACCGCGTAGCGCTCCAGGGCGTGGGCAGCGTGGTGCGCGTCAACAACGTCGGCACCGTGGAGGCGTTCATCGCGTTCGGCGACAGCACCATAACCGCCACGGCAGGCGGCGCGGCGACCAAGGCGAGCGATGGCAGCGGCAGCGTGGGCGCGGGGGCGACGGAGCTGTTCTCCGTGCCGCTCACCATCACCTACGCGGCGGGCGTGACGGCATCCGGCACAACCACGCTGCGCCTGTCGCGCGGGGAAGGCGGCTGATGCTGCGCGCCGTCACGACGCAGGGGTTTAACACCGCGCTCAAGGGCCGCGTGCCGTTGGCGCGAATGGCGGCGGCGCGTGGGCGCATGCTGGCGGATGGGCTGAACAACATCACGGCGGCGAGCGGCAACAACTCGCTCAACAGCCGAGCCAGTTACTACAGCCCGCGCGATGCGGCCCTGACGGACATCGTTCTGTCGTTTGCGGGGTTCTACAACGCGCAGCCGGAAGCAAACTTCCCGCTTACTTACACCGCGTATGCCTCGATCGAATACCCCGCCGGAACGTTCACGGTTGTGAGGTTCGCGGGTGCGACCTCGCAGACGGTGACGCCGGGGTATGTGACCTACTACAGTGACCCGACCCCGGTTCGCATCCCGGCAAATACCCAGTTCTGGGTGAAGGTCTATCTCTCTTGGACCGGTGGCGCGACGGACTTCCCGCTTACCAGCGTGGGCGTGACCGCGCTCAACGGCGACTGGACGAACGTTGGCACGGGGCTCACGAACCAGACGACTTCGGTCACAACGTATTCCTCGACCTACGCGGCACCGACCTTCGTTCGGGGCATGGGCGTGACGTGCGGCGTGTTCGGGCGCTTGTCCGCGTCCATCCCGGTGCTGGGGATCATCGGCGACAGCATCGACCAGGGCAGCGGCGGCACCGACACTGCGGACGCGACGTATGGCGGCATTTCGTGGGAGCGCGGCTTCCGCAACGTGGTGCCGCTGCTCAACGTCGCGCGACAGGCCGAGACAGCGGCAAACTTCTGGACGCGGCCCAACGGTCGGTTGTCGCTGCTGGCGGATGCCTGCACGCATGTCATGATCGGTTACGGTCGTAACGACCTGAACGCGGGCACGGCGGTTGCGACGTTCCAAGCGGACATCATCAAGATTGTGGACTACTTTTTGTCGCGCGGCGTCAAGGTGTTCCTGCGCACGATCACGCCGCAGACGACCAGCACGGATGGATGGATCACGACGGCAAACCAGACCGTGGCCAACGCGACGTATGAGGCGCGGCGGCTGACGTATAACCAGAACATCCGCGACAACTGGGGCGCGTGGGGGCTGTCGGGATACTTCGACGTGGCGCGTATCGTGGACCCGACCGACAGCGGCAAGTGGAACGTGGACGACGGGAAAGCCGGGTATCAGGCGTATGGCGTGCCGACGTTGACGGCTGGCGTTGTGACGGCGGTTGACCGTCCCACGCTCAACGCGGGCACGGCGTATGGCGGCACCGGGTATGCGAACAACGAAAGCGCGCTCACGTGCTACGTCTACCGCAGGCCGGATGATCCGATCCGCACCGGGGATGCGACCGTGACGTGTGCCACCAACGGCAGCGGCGTTGTGACGGGCTACACGGTGGTTTCCGGCGGCACATACACGTATGCGCCGATGATCACCCCGGCGGGCGTGTGGACCGCTGACGGTATCCACCCGAGCGCGCGGAGTTACAACGCCATCATCGCGGGCGCGTCCATCGGCCCGCAGGCGCTCGCACTTTGAGCGGCACCAACACGGAACGCGCGGAAGACCCTGCCGACTTCGGCAAGGGCAAGCCGGGCGTTGCCGCGCGCTGGAATGCGGAGATCAAGCAGGCCGAGAAGGCGCACGCTGCGTTTTGGGATCGCGCCGCGAAGATCGAAGCGCGGTATATGGACGACCGCCCCAGCGAACAGCAGAGCGCCACGAAGTTCAACGTGTTGTGGTCGAACGTCCAGACGCTGAAGCCTGCGATCTACGCCACTCCGCCCAAGCCGGTGGTGCAGCGGCGGTATCTGGATCAAGACCCGGTTGCGCGAGCCGCCAGCACGATCCTGCAACGCGCGATCCAGACGATGATCGAGAGCACGGGATGGCACGAGGTTACGGACCAGTGCGTCCTAGACTACCTGCTGGCCGGGCGCGGCACGCCTTGGGTTCGGTATGAACCGCACTTCGAGGACGTGCAGGCGCCGCAGGTGCAGGCGATGGAGGCGGCGGAAGATGGGATGCAGCCGCAGTTGGAAATGGGGCAGCCTGCGGGCATGCCGGAAGCGCCGGACGAAGGCCGCGAGGCCGATGAACCCAACGACGATGGGTTGCAGGTCACAAACAACGCGGAGAACGAGCAGGAGATCACCTACGAGGAAGTATGCTGGGATTACGTATTCTGGCACGATTTTTTGCACTCCCCTGCGCGGACTTGGCAAGAGGTGCGCTGGGTGGCGCGGCGTGTGCTGATGACCCGAGAGGAAGGCGTGGAGCGGTTTGGCGCGAAGTTCCGCGACGTGCCGATGAACTGGCGCCCGAAGGACATGAAGGAAGGCGACGAACAGTTCCAACTGTTCTGCCGCGCCGAGGTTTACGAGATTTGGGACAAGCCTTCGCGCAAGGTTGTCTGGATTTCCCCCGGCTACGACGTGCCGCTGGACGAAAAAGACGACTTCCTGAAGCTCAACGACTTTTTCCCGTGCCCTCGCCCTCTGTATGCGACGTTGACCAACGCCAGCCTTATCCCGGCGCCGGATTTCAAGCTGTATCAGGACCAGGCGGACCAGCTTGACGAGTTGACGCAGAAGCAGGCGTCCATCGCGGCGGATGTGAAGGTCGGGGGGCTCTACAACGCGGCGAACGATGAAATTCCGAGGCTGTTCAACGAGGGGCACCAAGACAAACTGATCGGCGTTACGAACTGGTCCGCGTTCTCGCAGGCGGGCGGGTTCAAGGGCGCGGTGGACTGGATACCGCTTGAAAGCATGGTTGTCGCGCTGCGCGAGATTGGCGAGGTAATCGAGCGCAACAAGCAAGACCTCTACGAGATTACGGGGATTGCCGATATCGTGCGCGGCCAAGGGCAGGCGAGCGAGACAGCGACGGCGCAGCGGTTGAAAGGGCAGTTTGCGCAGTTGCGGTTGCGTGACCGCGTGCAGAACGTGGCGCGGTTCTGCCGCGATATGGTCCGCATGACGGGCGAGTTGATCGCCAAGCATTTCCAGCCGCAAACGCTGCTGCTGTTGAGCGACTACCAGCAGACCATCGGCGCGGACATTGAAACGGCCATGGCGGCCATTCAACTGCTGAAGAACGACCAGACGCGCGGGTTCCGGATCGAGATCGAGGTGGACAGCACCGTCATTGCGGACCAGGAGCAGGAGCAGGCTGCGCGCGTGGAATTCCTGACGATGGCGGGCAACTTCCTCAAGGAAGCCGTGCCGCTGGCGCAGCAGGTGCCCGCATTGGCGCCGTTGGCCGGGCAAATGCTGTTGTTCGGCATTCGTGGCTTCCCGGTTGGGCGTGAACTGGAAACGGTGTTTGAGAACGCCCTTGAGCAATTGGCCAAGGCTTCGGCCACGCCGCCGCAGCAGCAGCCCGACCCGGCGATGGTGAAGGCGCAGTTGGACGCGCAGACGGCGCAACAGGAGATGCAACTTCGGGCGCAGACGGACGCGGCGAAAATGCAGGCCGAGAAAGAGGCGCGGGACCAGGCGGCGGCGTTGGAAGCGGCGAAGTTGCAGCTTGAGCAGATGCGGATCGAGCTTGACCGGCAGAAGATGGACATCGAGCACAAGCGGATGGACCGTGAGGACGACCGGGCGGCGAGCGACCGGGCGCTGAAGTCGCAGGATATGGCGTTGAAGCAGCGTGAGGCTTCGGCTGAGAAGGAATACGCAGACATCACTGCCGTGCAGGATGCGGTGACGGCCATTTCCGATGCGCTGGCGAAGGTGCAGGAGGGGGTTGAGGAGGCCAAGCGCACGGCATCGGCGCCGAGGCGCGTGACCATCGAGCGCGGGCCTGACGGGCGGGCGGTCGGCGCGCGGCAGGAAATGGAGGCTGTATAATGGTTGGCGACACGATGCCAGCGCCTAGGATGTGGTTCGATGTGGAGTGCATCGGCGCGGATGGGCGGTTGAAGTGGCGCGAGCGGGTGCATAACGTCGTTTGCACGGCGGGGAAGACGGACCTGATCGACAAGTATCTGAAAGGGTCGTCCTACACTGCGGCGTGGTATATCATTCTGGCGGGTTCTGGCACGAAAGCGGCAGGCGATACGCTGGCGTCGCATGCTGGGTGGACGGAACAGACGCCATATGCGGGGAACCGCCCTGCGATCACGTGGGGCACCACTACATCCGGGAGCAATACCGCTTCGGCAGTTTCGATCAGCATCAACGCAAGCGCGACAGTGGCGGGAGCTGGATGTTGCACTGTCAACAGTGGCACTTCAGGTGTTCTCTACAACGTAAGCGATTTTTCGGCGTCGCGTAGCGTGGTATCGGGAGACACGCTCAACGTGACGCCGACGCTTTCTGTATCGTAGGGCGGCGATGCATCCACGATGTCTGCGGAGGCTGATGCGATGATTGCCGAGGATACCGGGCGGCTCATCTGATGGCCGTATCCATTGATACCACGTCGTCGGCAAATGGCTCAGTCGGCGTAACCAGTATAAGCTGGTCGCACACTGTCGCTTCGGATGCAAACTGCCTATATGTGCTGATATCGCTCGATGGTGCGGGCGGCACCTATAGTTACGACGCCTCGGCAACCTACAACGGCACCTCGATGACGCGGGTGCATCAGGGCAACACCAACCAGTATCTCGCGGTGTTTCGCCTTTTGTCACCAACGACGGGCACGAATACGGTACAAGTGTCGTGGACGGGTTCCACCTTCCCGTCCAGCGCGGCCATCAGCCTTAAGGGCGTGGCTACGGGCACCCCGGAGGGCACGGTCAGCAGCAGCACCAACAGCAGCGGCAGCAGCTACAGCCATACTATTACCAGCGGTGGCAATGACCTGATTCTGACATTCGGGTCAATAAACAACAACACTTCCGCCACCGCTACGGGTTCGGCCACGTCTCAGGTGCAAAGCACGGCCGGGGCGGCTTACACGCTGGGCGCGATCGGCAGCGCATCCGGTGGCACGTCGGTATCAGTGGGGTTCTCGTGGTCATCGGCTAACCGCTACAGCGGCGCGTCGTTTTCCGTTGCGGCTGCAAGCACGACGTATAACGACACGATCAGCGACGCCGTTACCGCATCGGATGGAATTGCGTCGGCGCTCACAGTGTCGGGTGCCATATCCGATAATGCCACGGCGTCGGATGTGATGGTGGGGGCTAACACCGTTTCAGGTGCGATCACGGCGAATGTAACGGCGTCCGATACCATGGACGGCGAAATTTCGTCGGACGTTGCCGACACTCACGACGGGTTCCGCCGCCGCAGCCGCCGGGAGCGTGCGCTAGACGCCGCTGCCGAGCGTGAGCGGCAGGAGTGGATCGCCGAACGCAACGCGCTGCGCCTGTCGCTGGAGGCCGCGATGGGCTACGCGGCGGAGGTGGTTGAGGATGCGCCGCCCGCTGCCGTGGAAGCGGTAGAGGCCGCGCAGGAAGCCGCTGCGTTCGTGGCGCCGGTCCTAGCGCGCCGTGTGGCGGACGTGGCCGCGTTGGCCGAGGCACACGCGCTTGTGGCACGTCTGCACGCGGCGATTGAGGAAGCGGCGCGGATGAAGGCGCTGGCAGAGGATGATGAAGAGGTTCTGATGTTGCTGAGGGCGCTGTGAAATCCAAATACGTCTGGCACGAAGGCGCATGGGTTGACGTGACCAACTGGCGACCGCCGCCACGCAAAACGCCATACATCATCCGGGACACGATGGACGCGCTGCAACACCCGGCGACGGGGCAGGTGTTCGACAGCAAAAGCCGCTTCCGGGAGATCACCAAGGCGCACGGGCTGATTGAGGTAGGGAACGATAGCCCAAAAAGCCCAAAGGCCCCCACGGTGGACAAGAACGCGCGTAAGAAGGCGATCAGCGAGGCTTACGATATGGTGGCGTCTGGATACAAACCGCCGCCTGCCGCGCCCGCAGACGACTTGGGACCAATCCGCGTTTATGAGGCACCGTGAGCGAAACCCTCGAACCCGTCGCGCCGGAAGTTGAAGCCCCCGCCCCTGCGGCTCCCGAGCCGTCTCCGGCTGCGGACCTGCGTTCTGCCATCGCGGCGGCGTTTGACGAGGCCGAGAAGTCCGCGCCAACGGAAGGCGAAGCCCCGCAGCGAGACGAGCGAGGGCGGTTTGTCGGTCACGAACGAACCACAACCGACGTTGCGGATCACGAAGGGGGCGACCGTGATACACAAACAGCCGCCGCCCCGGAAGCCCGGCCCGAAGTGCCGCAGTCGCCTCACCCGCTAGAGGCCATCGCCAAGGAATACGAGCCTTATTACGCCAGCGCCGGGCTTGGTTCGGAACAGGCCACGCGGATGCTGTTCCAGGCGCACAAGGCGCTGTTGACGGACCCGGTTGCAGGCATCCGCAACCTCGCCACGCAATACGGGGTTGACCTGCGCCAGTTCGCGCCGCAGCCCCGTCCCGAAACCCCGCCCGAGCAGACGCAGGCGGCACCTTCCGACCCTGCCTTGGCTTCGGTGCAGCGCGAGTTGGCCGAGTTGAAGCAGTTCCTTTCTACCCAGCAGCAAAAGGCAATCGAAGCCGAGAACGCCACCGTCGAACAGACAATCCAGGCGTTCGCTTCCGATCCCAAGCATCCCCACTTTCCGGCGGTCCGAACTGCGATGGGCGCGCTGATGCAGGCGGGGATCGCCAAGGATTTGGACACTGCCTACGAGATGGCTTGCAGGGCGCACCCCGAAGTGTGGAAGAGCATCCAGGCTGCCGAAGCCGACGCCAGATCCAAAGCCGAGCATGTCGCGAAGGTGAAAGCCGCCGCTGATGCCAAGCTCAAGACTGGCCAAGTGCGCGGCGCCGTGCCGGTGCCAGGCCACACCCCGCCGCCCCGCGATCGTCGCGCTCTCATCGAAGCTGCTTGGGATGGCCGCCTCAACTGAGGCACAATCCTAGGAGTTCACGGCGATGGCATCGCCCAACCTTTCCGAAATCGTCTCGACCACCCTGCGCAACCGCGCGCCCGAGGTGGCGAATAACGTCATCCGCAACAACGCGCTGCTGATGTATCTGTCGGAGCGCGGCAACATCCGCCCGTTCTCCGGTGGCCGCACCATCACCCAGCCGCTCACCTACGCGCAGAACAGCACGTATAAGCGGTATTCCGGCTACGAAGTGCTGAACATCTCGCCGAGCGAGGTGATCACCAGCGCCGAGTTCCCCATCCGGCAGAGCGCCGTGGCCGTGTCCATCTCGGGTCTGGAAATGCTCCAGAACTCGGGCAAGGAAGCGGTGATCGACCTTCTCGACACCCGCGTGTCGAACGCTGAAGACACCATCAAGAACGGCATCAGCTACGACCTCTACTCGGACGGCACCGCCACCGGGCAGATCAACGGGTTGCAGGCGCTGATCTCGACGGCGCCTTCGTCGGGCACCATCGGCGGCATCGACCGTGCGACTTGGACGTTCTGGCAGAACATCGCCTATTCGGCTGCCACGGACGGCGGCGCGGCGGCGACATCGGCCAACATCCAGCGCTACATGAACGCAGTGGCGCTCCAGTTGGTGCGCGGCAACGACGGGTTCGACCTGATCGTCGCCGACAACAACTACTACGGGCTGTATCTCGAAAGCATGCAGTCCATCCAGCGCGTGACCGACGAGAAGGTCGCGGGCGCGGGCTTCACCAGCCTGAAGTATTACGGCTCCGGGCGTTCCGTGAACGTGATGCTTGACGGCGGGTTCCAGGGCTATTCGTCCGACACCAACCCGACCACGGGCGGCGCCCCGGCCAACAAGATGTATTTCGTGAACACGAAATACCTGCACTACCGCCCGCACCGGGACCGCAACATGGTGCCGATCAACCCTGACCGCTACTCGGTCAATCAGGATGCCATGGTGCAACTGATCGGCTGGGCCGGCAACCTCACCCTCAGCAACGCGCGCCTCCAGGGCGTGCTGACCGCCTAAAGGAGGGCACAGACCATGAGCGGCACCAATCTCCCGATCAGCCTCGAAGGCGCGGATTTCACCGGGGTCTACACCGTCAGCACCAGCACGCCGGAATACCCCGGCGCGCCGATGCAGGTCGGCACCCGTGTGAACGCTGGCAACGGTGGCCAGTGGATTTTCGCCATCGCGGGCGGCTCGATCACGGCGAATGACATCGTGGTGTTCAGCACCATGAGCAGCTTCACCGTGCAGAGCGTCACCAACACGCTTGCCAAGGGCTTCCTCGGCAAGTTGGTGGGCAAGGCGGGCGGCACTGCGACCAGCGGCCAGTATCTTTGGGTGCAGGTGGCTGGCTACGCGGCGGCGGTCAACGCGGCCACGTCCAGCGCGGCTAACACCGTGCTCTCGTCCACCACCACGGCGGGGCGCATCGGCGGAGCGTCGGCGGGCAACTCGGCCAAGATCACCGGACTCACGCTGGTGGCCACGGCGGCGAGCAACACCGCTGCGGCGGTTCTCAACTTCCCGGCAATCGGGACCGACGACTAACCGGCAAGCGGGGGCTTCGGCCCCCGCCAACCCTTTGGAGGCTGAATGTCTGAGTCCCTGAGTTTCGAGATGGCCGGGATTGCGGAAGACGGGATGGTGATCCAGCCCGACAAGCGCATCGTGCAGTTCCGACAAGGGCGCCGCCACCTGACGCTGAAAAGCCAACAGGCCGGGCGCCCGATCTACGAGCCCATCACCCTGTTCTGCGTGCGCCACCCCGGCGAGCGGGATGAGACGGTGGTTGAGGCTACCGACTTCCACAAGATGACGCATCCGCGCCAGTGGCAGGCGTTCGAGAATGGACGCATCGCCGAGCAGGATGGCACCATGCTCGCGATACTGTTCCCGTCCGAACCCTACATCGTGGATCACCTTCGCGGGCTGCATATCCATACCGTGGAACAGCTCGCCGGGCTGACCGAAGCCGGGTTGCAGCGCGTCGGAATGGGCGCGCGGGACTATCAGGCCAAGGCGGTCAAGTTCCTCGACGACTCCAACCGTTCCGCTCCCACGCGCGAACTGGAGGCGAAACTGGCGGCGGCTGCTGACCAGATTTCCAGCCTCGAAACCCAAGTGAAGCTGCTGCTTGAGAACGCGCAGCGCCAGGCAGAAGCGGCGCCGCGCCGTGGGCGCCCCCCTCGCGACACAGGAGAAGACGCATGACCGCGCTGACGCAGGATCTCGTTTCGGCCCACATGCCGCCGCTGCATGCGCAGCTTCTTGGCATCAACCTCAAGTCGCTGACGGCTACCAGCACGTCGCAGGGAACCCCGCTGGTCTATGCGGGCGATTGGGCGCGACTGACCGCCACGGCGAGCTTTACGGCGGCGACCGTTGACAGCGCTTTCCCGGTCGGCGCCGAGGCGAACGTGATGAACATCAGCGGTTACACCGCGCTGCTGTATCCCCCCTCGGGCTGCAACTTCAACGCGGGCACCACCAACGCTGCCGTGCGCATCGCGCCGGATACCGTGGCGACGGTGGTTCGCACGACCAGCACCATCTTCCGCGTGTCGTTCTCCGCTTCCCCGGCTGGCACCTCGACCGTGATCCTCGGCGGCGCAACCGACAGCGTGACGGCGGCGGCTGGCGGTGGACAGGTCAACGCCACCGCGCTCACTGGCGTGATGTCGAACGTGACCGTCGTGGCCACGGCAGCGGACAGCGTGAAGCTCCCGCTCGCGCAGGCTGGCATGGTCTATCTCCTCCGCAACTCCGACGCTGCCGACAGTATGCAGGTGTTCGGCGCGGGGACCGACACCATCAACGGCGTGGCGTTCGGCACTGGCGTGGCGCAGGCGGCGGGCACAAGCGCGCTGTATTTCGCCATCACGTCGGCGCCTGCTGGCAAGTGGTTCCGGCTCCTGTCGGCGTAACAGCCGATGGGCGCCACGCTTCTCACCCTCTGCCAGCGTGCCGCCGCTGAGATGAACATCGCCGTCCCGACGCAGATCGTCGGGGCGACGGATCAAACGTCGGTGCAGTTGCTGGCGCTCATCAACGCGGTTGGCAATGAACTGCTGACCGTGCGGGAGTGGACCGCGCTCCAGACGCAATACGTCCTGAGCGTGCCTGCCGCGTTGGTGGGAACGTGCAATACCACTCTGGGCAGCACGACGCTTAGCAACGTGTCCAGCGGCACCGTGGAAGCGGCGTCGGACCCGTCGCTATGGGTGGCGCAGGGCACGAACATCGTATCGTATTCCCGGCTTGTGTCGGCGGTTAGCAGCATCCCTGGAAGTTGCGTCATCGACACGCCCGCGACGGCCACGGCAACCGGGCAATCCTGCATCATCTCGCAGGATAGCTACCCGGTGCCGGAAGACTTCGTTGCGTTCGTGAACGACACGCAGTGGGACCGTGGCAACCGGTGGCAACTCTATGGCCCGCTGTCGCCGCAGGAGGATCAGTATCTTCGCAGCGGCATCGTGTCCCTCACGCCGCGCCGTCGCTACCGGCAGGTAGCCCGCGTGGCGCCGGGGCTCTACGTGGCGCAGGTGTTCCGGCTGTTCCCCCCGCCGGGGCAGAACGACACGCCAGGACCGATGGTTTACGAGTATCTGTCCGCGTATTGGGCGCAGGGTGCGGTAACGGCCACGCCGAGCGGCTACGACTTCACCACCAAGGCCGAGTTTACCGCCGACACCGATACGTGCATCTACGACGACCGCGTGATGGTGGAAGGGCTAAAGTATAAGTTCTTTCAGACGAAGGGCTGGGACTGGACGGGGTTCTACACCGCGTATCAGCGCGTGTTGGAGGTGAGCGCCGCGCGTGATGGCGGCACGCCGATCCTGTCGCTGAACCGGCGGAAGATGCCGTATCTCATCAGCAGCTACCAGACGCCTGACGGAAACTGGCCGGGCAGGTCGCCGTGAGCGCCAGCCTCCGCCCCCGTGTCGTCGCCAAGCAGTTCACGTTCCCCGTGGCCACGGGCGGTTGGAACGCGCGGGATGCGTTGGACGAGATGGCGCCGAACGAGGCGCAAACGCTCATCAACTGGTTTCCCGAAACCACGTTTCCCCGACTGCGGCGCGGCTACGCCGAGCACTGCGACACCGGCACGGGTGCGGAAGTGTGGACGCTGGCGACTTACGCGGCGGCGACGGAGCAACTTCTGGCGTTGTCCAACGGGACGTGGTGGAACGTCACGACCTCCCCGGCTGTGTCGCTGGCTGCGGGGTTGGATGACAACCCTTGGGATTGGGTCAACTTCGGC